TCTGATGCTACTCATAGAGAAATGGTAAGACAACAGTACGAAGGAAACTAACATGGCAGAATTTGAAATTGCTGGTACAACATTTAGAGGCGGCAAGATGTTTGTCGTTCTTACTGCATTATCTACTTTAGGTGGAGGACTTTGGGCTGGCTTTGAATTTTACAAAGATTATACAGACATGAAAGAAATTGTACAGAACATTGATGTAGATGCAATCGCCGCAGAAAATGAAAAAGTTATTTTAAAAATAGATGAAAGCATGTTAAGAGTAGAAGAAGCTATTGAATATGCTAGAGACATAAAAAACGATTTACGTGAAGACGTAGCTGCAATGGAAGCACACGCTGATAGAGCAGAAGATAAAGTAGAAGCATCAGAGGTAAGAGTGAAAAATTCTCAAGACTTAATAGAAACTCATTTAGAAACTATACGTGAAGAAATGAATCAGCTACGTAAAGATGTTACACAATCTATACGTGAAGTAGAAGGAATTATGCGTGAATCTGAAAAGGACGTACGTAATACTATGAGAGAAACTGAAGATCGTATTGACGCAGATTCAAGACAACTTGAGAATGATTTAAATGAAAAGTTACAAGAAGCATTGGATAACCCACTTAATAACGATTAATGTTTAAGAAAACAAGAACAAAATTTAAAAAGAAACTAAAGGAGCTGTGGAATGTAGACAGCATGATTGACTTGATTGTCGATCTTCTCTTAGTCGTCTTTGATGTTCTTTACTCACCTATTCTTATTATTGTTAGAATTCTTAGACATTTCTTTAATGAATGGATTGTCAATAGTATTAAAAGATTTTTAAAATGGTTTGCACATAAGGTTTTAAGAATACCTGAAGTTGAAACGAAAAAGGATAATATATAATATCATGGCATTTTTAGTACACCCGCTCCCCCCAGTCCATGTCTATGTTCGAAAAGAATATCTTTATGATCTCGAACATGGACATGGCGAATTTACACCAGGCATATGGATAAGTGTTAAAAGTACAATGTATAAAGCACTGTACTTCGAAACATTATTAACAGAATACGGTGCGTTATTTGACAAACTTCCTATCTCAGCATTTGTTTGGAAAACTGATCATGGCGATCTCTTACCACTTGACGTTCTCCAACTTTGGGATTGCTTTGATTATGATGTTACTGTTATTGAAAAACCAATTTTATGTAGAGCTGAGTTTTTTGGTAAAGATAAGAAAATGCATCCAGGAGAATATGAATTTACGATAGATAATTGTCATAGAGATCCTTCTGTTTTAGATACAAACTTTAGTGAACACGATCCAGAACATAAATCATTTAATGTTTTAAGATTAGACAATGGTCAGTTTGCTGCTCAGCCGAACAACAGGATCATATGGCGTGATAGCTCCTTGACTCCTGATAAATTAATGACACCAGATTTTAAAGTATGCACTCAAAATTATGCAGTTGAAACTGAACCTAAATGGTCAGTAGGACACACTGATGAATGGCAATATAAAACCAAAGATGAACAAGAAGCGTTTGATGACGGATGATAAACCAGATCTAAAAGAAGCTTATAGAATATATTATTTAGTAAAAGGCCACATCGATATAAGTGATGAGCAAGCCTATTCATCATACAATAGTTATTTTAAACGTCTATGGTATGCTGGAGGAAATGGCGCACCTTTATATGAAAAAGAAGAAGGGTTTGAAGAAGAATGGAAGAACAAGATAAAATGTGGCAAGCGTTCGACACGCTAAAGCGTGAAGAAACTTGGATACCAAGCGCCTACGAAAAATGGCTTATTGATAAGATTGCACACGCATTAAAGTCATTATAAAAAAAATCACAAATATTTGTTTTCAAAGTAAACTTTTTCCTTTACATTTCGATTTAACTGTGGTAGAATAGTTATATCAAATGTTAAGGAGATTGTAATGACTAAGTTTATCAGAGAAAACTTCATATATCATGGCGGCTACTTAGAGTATAAAGGACCATATGAAGGTCAGCCAACATATGATGAAGTGTATGGCAAGGATAATATTCATCCTTCACGTATCGGTATGCCAATGGAACTTTTCATTGCTCGCTTCAAGTATAAAGGTCCTTTTACTAAAGCTAAATTCTTAACCGAGCTAATCAAATCTCATACTGTTGAAGAGTATGCTGAAGCTCGTAGTAAAGATTGCCTTGACAGCGCTCCACTCAACATCCTTAAAAATAAAAATCCTGAATGGTATGATAACATCATGTCAAAATATACAAGAAGTGATGCAACAACTTGGAGCTTAAGGAGTATGGTTTAATGTCAATGCATATGATTAGAGGAGTTCAGGTTCATGGCACTGGTAAGCGCCGTAAGCCTGGGCATAAATCTAAAAAGCTTAGGAAAGCTGAAGCAGAACACGAAAAGTTTTTAAAACAGTTAGGTGTAGGTAAGTCAACAGCTAAACATAAAAATGACTTACCTGATTTAAGTTGCGGTCCTCGTGTTACATCAGATGACATTTGTTCAAATGGCACAAAGAAAGATGCCGTCAAATATACAGGTAACGAAATAGCTGGCATAGTTGTTACTCATAAATCAAACTTAATGCCAGTACGTAAAGATAATAAACAAGCTGCAGTTGATGCTGCAAGTATGAGGCGATAAAAAAAGATATGGGACGTACTGTTCATTATGTAGGATTCAGAGGAGATGAATATGTAAGAGCATATCGTATATTTGGTGGTCCGGTTATGATCCACAAAGTATATGATGATAGAGTATTCACTGAGGTCGGAGATGATGATGTAGTTATCTTCGGACCAAAGCATGAGTATTGTCCCTATGTTTGGGACGTAAGTAATGATTGTTAAAAAAAATGAAAAAAATGCATTTTAGGGGTTTACAATCAATATGAATTATGGTATTATATTATTATTGAAAATGAAAAGGAAAATATATTATGGCACATGAAGTTGAAATGATCGATGGCGTAGCACAAATGGCATATGCAGGTGATAAGCCTTGGCATGGTCTTGGTGTAGAAGTCTCAAACGATCTTACTCCTGCGCAAATGATGAAAAAAGCTGGCCTTGATTGGACAGTAGAAAAAGTTAATTCATTCATTGAAGTAGACGGAGAGCGTATTCCTACTGGTCAACAGTCTTTGGTTCGCTCATCTGATAACAAAATCTTAACTAATGTTGGTGGGGATTGGAATCCTGTTCAAAACTCCGAAGCTTTCGAGTTCTTTTCTGAGTATGTCCTTGCAGGCGATATGGAAATGAACACAGCCGGATCTTTGAAAGGTGGTAGCAACGTATTTGCTCTAGCAAAAGTAAAAGACTCCTTCACAATCCTTGGCGAAGACCAAGTTGACTCTTACTTATTGTTTAGCAATCCTCACCAATATGGTAAAGCGATTGATGTTCGTTTTACTCCTATCCGTGTTGTATGTAGCAACACACTTACATTCTCATTGAACTCAGCTTCAAAGAATTTTGTCAAGTTAAACCACCGTTCAGTATTCGATGCTGATCAAGTAAAAGAAACACTTGGCATTGCTCATGACAAATTCTCACAGTACAAAGAAATGGCTGAGTTTTTGTCAACTCGTAGGTTTACTGCAGAGTCATTGGTTCAGTTTTACAATGACGTTTTTCCTTATACACATAAGGAATCAGAAGTTAAAACTGTTAAAGATCTTTCTAAAACAGCACGCGATGCTTATGAAGTTCTTGAAACTCAACCTGGTGCAAACTTCGGTGAAGGCACATGGTGGCAGGCTCTTAATTCTGTCACGTATCTAACAGATCATAAACTTGGTCGTAATGCAGATACACGTATGCAATCAGCGTGGTTCGGTGTCAATCAATCTCGTAAAATCAAAGCAGCTAACAAGGCAGTAGAATACGCTACTGCCTCTTAAGGAGAATTAATATGTTATCATTATTTTTGAAGAACTTAGCTCAACTTTCATTCTTTACCGGTGTCGGCATAGGCATTGTTTTAGTTACAGTTGAGCTTATGGCATACAGCACTTACTTTGTTATATTACCTGCTGTGCTTATAGCTTTTTATTTAGCATATGATAAAGCTAAGTCTGATTATGAAATCCAGCAACTAAGAGATAATTAATGCCTTGGCCTCATAAGAACAGACCACGCCCTGGCCGTCGTAAGAAAGGATCAAGTAAAAGAAAAGCGGCACGCAAGCGTAGAGTACAAAAGAATAAATAATTAAAACATGGAGAGCATTGTGCGAAAACAATTAGAACAATATGATTTTCCTGAAAGCATGATTGTTGATGCTCTCCATCATTATACCATGACGCATTGTTATGGCCAGCTTGATGAAACATTTTACTATGACTTATGTGCAAGAACATTCTTTGATAATGCTCTAGAAATATGTATAGTATTAGATTATATAGAAGAAGTCTATGGTGACTTCTTTCTTGCTAAACCATTGGTTAAGCAATATGAGAGGAAAAGTGATAATGGGAATAGTAGTAAGTGAAAAAGAACCTCAACTAATCGGCACATTTAAAAATTCACCTGAAGATATTGTAGAACTACAGAATGTAGAGAACATGGTGAATAGTCTCAACCAAGACTTAGTTGATAGTGGATTCGAACAATATCAATATCATCTAGTCCGGAAAGGCCGGAAAACTTACATAGAACTAAAATGAAGGGGCTACGGCCCCTTTTATTTTTATTATAAATAGTACCAACTGTTAATTCAATGGGGTTTAGTGTGGCCTATACATTCTTTCCAAAATCAACGCAAGAGATAGACTCTGAACTCAAAGATTTTCCTGAAGAAAATTTAAAAGAGATCAAGAGACTTTTTGCTATTTTAAAATCAAAAGCAGAAACACCAATTAATATTGATCCAGGAAAAAAAGGCAACGTTAATGTAACTCGCCAGTTACAAGACGATATGTCCATTGCAGATATAAAAGCTAAAGCAGACTTATCAAAAGTAAAAATAAAGTTTGGTAACGGGTCCTCTGGTAATCGTGGTGCCAACAACCGTGGTAACTTATTTGAACCACAGTTTGCTGATGCTCTTTTAGCTTGGTGGGCTGGTGATGCTGTGAAAGATAGAAACATGGCATCTGCAATTGAACACCTTGACAAAACATATGAAATGTCGGAATCAAAAGAATTTAAAGTAGATGTTGTAGGTGGTGAGAATACTCGCCGTCCTCTCGTGTTCTCTCCAAAGATCCAACTTACTAATCCAAAGGGTAAAGGGTTTGATGTAGGTAAATCTGTAACTGATATTACAGTTACTCTTGATCAAGGACCAATATATCTTAGTTTAAAACTTGGCGGCACTACTACGTTCTTTAATGTTGGTGTCAAAACTATTCTTACTAAGAAAGAAATACAGGCAGAAAAGATTGTAAATCCAAATGGTAAAAAACTCTTAAAATTATTTGGTGTTAACGAACAAGAATTCTGCAATGTATTTAACGGTACGAGTTCTGGAAGAGTCGACAAGAGACCGAAGTTTGATAAAGCTGGATTAAGTCATCTACTTCAATCTGGTATTGGTTTCAATTATCATATCATACATAAATTAAGTGGCAAGATATTGTCAAAAGAAATGACTCAAAGTGCTATGAAAACTGCAGCTGCAGTAACAGCTCCTGTTGTTTATTATGGAGGAAAAGGTGGTAAAGGTAAACGTATAGATATAGAAATGCAATCCTCAACATATGTTTTCAAATTGAACTTAAGAGATACACAAGGCGGTGATGGTTATCCTACTCGTCTGATGTGTGATTTTAAATATAAATGATGGTTTACTTTCTTCTTTAAATGGAATATAATACACATATGGAAAATTTTAGCTCATATATAACAGAACAAAAAAATACTCATATGACTCATATAGAGGATAAAGTATTATATGGTGGTGTAAACGGAACAAGGGAAGCTATTAATGCTTTGCGAGAATTAAGAAACATGCTGAAAGGATCTCACGATGGTAGTGTATCTGTCAAGTGGGATGGCGCTCCTGCTATCTTTGCTGGTATTGATCCATCTGATGGAAAGTTTTTTGTCGCTAAAAAGGGAATCTTTAATAAAAATCCAAAAGTATATAAAACAGCCGGCGATGTGGATGCTGATACTTCTGGCGATCTTGCTGATAAGCTTAAAATAGCTTTACAAGAACTTCCAGCTTTAGGTATCAAGGGTGTCGTACAAGGTGACTTCTTATATGGACCAGGTGATATCACAACTAAAAAGATTGATGGCGAATCTTATGTTACATTTCATCCTAATACTATTGTATATGCTGTGCCAAGTAATTCAGCCGCTGCTGCAGAGATTAAGAAATCTAAGATTGGAATTGTTTGGCATACCACATATACAGGTAAAACATTTGAAACTATGAAAGCTTCATATGGTGTAAATGTTTCTAAATTAAATAAATCTAAAGGCGTTTGGTCGCAAGATGCAATGCTTAGAGATATGACAAATGTTACTATGAACAAAAATGATACGGAGAAAGTGAATGAATATCTATCGCAAGCTGGTAAACTCTTTAACCAAATCGCAGGATCCACACTTAGGACGCTCGAGAAATCGGATGAGTTACCGCGCCTCATTGAGCAATTCAATAATAAGTATGTCAGAAAGGGACAAGTCCCTGGAGATTCAAGAGGACACGCCGATAAACTCATTAGGTGGATACGGCTTAAGTATGCAAAAGAGATTGCAAAGAGAAAATCTGAAAAAGGAAAAGCAACTCAGCGACAAAAATTAGATAATATTTTATCATTCTTTAGTGAAAAAAATAAAAAATCTCTCATAAATATGTTTGAATTACAAAAAGTTATAGTTCTTGCAAAATTAAAACTTATAAATACTCTTAACAAACTTGCTAAAGTTAAAACATTTGTTAAGACTCGTAATGGATATAAGGTAACTGGAGAAGAAGGTTACGTTGCTATTGATAAACTTGGTGGTGACGCGGTAAAGATTGTTGATAGGATGGAATTCTCCTATAACAACTTTTCGCCTGATATATTAAAAGGATGGGATAAACCGGGAAGAAATTAAATGCCAGATAAAATGGATAAGAAACTAGGTTTCAAAGATTTTTTGACTGTAGACTATGCTCCAGGCATGCCAGATCAAATTAAAAAGAACGCAAAGAAGCGCAAGTATCGTCCAGACTATGCGTCGACTAATCCACCCAAATCAGATGAAGAAGTAGATGAAGCTCTTACTATGCAACAGCGTAGAGCTCGAGCTCGTTTACTTAAACGCTATAAGTCACGTATCAAGATGGGGCGTGAAAGAGCGAAGCGTAGGTTTGCATCTCCGGAAAAATTAAAAAGCAGAGCACGTAAAGCTGCTCGAATGTTAATATTTAAGAAGATCTCAAAGGATATTCCTAAATCAGATTTGACTTTTGCTCGTAGGCAAGAGATTGAAAAACGTCTCGAAAAACCTGCTATGAAGAAAAAGATAGATAGACTTGCAAAGAAGCTTTTACCAAAGACTCGTAAAGCTGAAATGGAAAAGAAACGTGGGAGCAAGTCTACATAATGATTAATTCATTTAGCCAATTTTTAGTTGAAGAAGAAAGAGTTGTTTATTTTACTTTTGGTAGAATGAATCCTCCTACTATTGGTCACGGCAAATTGCTAGATAAACTTGCTGCAGCTGCAGGTAAAAATCCTTATCGTGTATTTTTATCCCAATCAAACGATCCAAAAGAAAATCCTTTAGCTTATAAAGATAAAGTTAAATATGTTCGTAAAATGTTTCCAAAACATGGTCGACAGATTATGATAAACAAAAAGGTTGTAACACCTTTCCATGCTTTATCTGCGTTATACGATGAAGGCTTTCGTAAAGCTGTAATGGTTGCTGGATCTGATCGTGTAAAAGAATATGATTTACGATTCAATAAGTACAATGGTAAAAAAGGCGGACACGGATTCTTTAACTTTGACGGTGGAGTCAAGATAGTATCAGCAGGCCAAAGAGATCCTGATGCCACAGGTGCAGAAGGAGCATCTGGTACGAAACAGCGTGGTCATGCTTCCGACAATGACTTTACTCAGTTTGCTCAAGGTTTACCAAAGGCAATGAGTAATGCCGATGCAAAACGTTTGTTTAATGACGTGCGTAGAGGTATGGGCTTAAAAGAAAAGAGAGAATTTAAAAATCATATTCAGTTAGAATCTGTTTCAGATATAAGAGAAGCATATGTTCGTGATGACTTATTTGAACTCGGTGAAGAAGTTGTTATTAATGATAAAGGTATTGTTGGCAAGATACATCACTTAGGCTCAAACTATTTGATTGTAGAAACAAAAACCGAAAAGTTAAGATGCTGGTTAGACCAAGTGTCAAAGCTCGAAGAAGATAATACTAAAAGCATGTACAAAGATTATCCTGATGAAGGTACACCCGAAGCTGCAAAAAAGTGGAAAGATGCTACACCTGGACAAAATGAAAGTTTGTGGGCTAATATCAGAGCACGTCGAGCCTCAGGAAAACCGAAATTAAAACCAGGGGACAAGAATTACCCCAAAACTCTAAACATCGAAGACAAAGAACGTAAAAAAGGTTCACCACAAGATTCTGATATTAAGGATCGACCAGGTACACAACCGAAGGCATATCATTCTGGATTGTCAAAGGCACAAAAAGTTTCAAGAGATCGTCAATTTAAAAGACAATCTAAAATGGATGATGATAATCCAGCCGCATATAAACCAGCTGCGGGTGACAAGACTGCAAAAACTAAACCTTCAAAGCATACGAAAAAGTTCAAGCAAATGTTCGGTGAAAAAGATAGCAAAGTAGATATTGCAAAAATGAAGATTGATCGAGAGAAAGCATCTGATGCTCGTAAACACGATCGAATGATGGACAGAGCTCGTACCGCAGATACAAAAGCAAAGAATAGGGCAACAACATGATTACGTTTAAAGCTTACATAAACGAAAATGCTACAGCAGCATTAAAGAAAAAAGCAGATAAGTCTGGTATGCCTATGGGTATACTTCGTAAAGTTTATAATCGAGGCGTAGCCGCATGGAGAACTGGTCATAGACCTGGTACTACTCCACAACAATGGGGTTTAGCAAGAGTCAATTCATTTGTTACCAAATCATCTGGTACATGGGGAAAGGCAGACAAAGATCTGGCCGCGAAAGTAAGAGGAAAGTAAATGCCACAGTCAGCAGATAGAAAACCAGAAAGATACATTGGTCCAGACGGAAAATCAAAAATTCGTATGGTTCCTGTCGATCGAGAAATCGTCAAGAAAGAAGTGAAAAAATATACACCTCCTTCTCAAGCAGATATTGATGCTGACAAAAAGAAAGACCGTAAAGCTCAAAGAGCTGCAGGAATCAAGCGACCTAGCATGACACCTGGAAGCTTAAAGCGAAGACAGTACAGTGGTTTACTAGGTAAACTTAAAAGAGAATCAACTGATGAATCTATAAATGAAATTTCTCGTAGCATGACGCCAATGAGTAAGAGATTCGGTAAAGCTATAGATGCTAAAAAGTTTGATACGTATAAGAAGCATGTTAAGAAGCATAATGTAGATGAGCCTTCAGTTCGTTTTATTGATGATAATCCGAATCATATGCAGGCAAAAAGAGCTATGAAAGATAAACACATGGCTCAGGCAGTAAAGTTATATAAAGCTGCGCATAAAGAATCAGTGCAAGAGTTAACAAAAGAAGATCCAGACGTCTCGCTGGGCCGAGCACGGAATAAAAAACAGTTTACTCATGCTGCAGTTGATCATAGAGGGCACGTTGTTGGATTTTCCAGCGGTCCAAGTAAATCTACTCATGCTGCAGTTGGTAAAGACGGAATAGCTCATGGATTTGCAAATAGCCACAGCGATGCAAAAGATGTGGCCAGAATAAGAAATAAACGTAGGCCAGGCTCGAGCAGTGTTGTAAAACTAAAACACGTAACACTAAAGAAACCTATATCATACAAAAAGGCTGACGGTTTGCTAAACAAACCACTTAAAGAGTATCACCATGATCAGCCAACGCAACCGGCACAAAAGAAAAAACCAGTTGCTGAACTTTCAATGAGCATGAAAGATCTTACTAAGACAGGTTTAAATAAACATGCATCACCTAATAAAGATAAAATTAGAAAAGGTCTTGATGCATTGAAAAAAGCTGGTAATAAAAAAGCAGATGCTGAAGCCGGTGAAAGACTTAAGAAGTTTAGCGAAAAACTAAAAGTTTCTGATGGCATGGGTTCTTGGATCAAAGACTTTCAAGGTTCAGATGCACCACAGTTTAAAGGTAAAGATAAAGAAGAACGAAGAGACATGGCAATAGCAGCTTATCTATCAGCAAAACGTAGCGACAAATAATGAAAACATTTAAGCAGAATAGGGCCGATGAGATTGATCAAGTTTGTGAAGAATGTAATCTGTATGAAGATATGGAGATTACTGAAGCAGAGTATCAAGGTAAAAAAGTTAAATTGAACGATCCTATTCGTACTTCTGAAAATCCTAATAAGAAGTTTAAAGTGTACACAATGGGTCCGAATGGTAAAGTTGTAGTTGTTCGCTTCGGAGATCCAAACATGGAGATTAAGAGAGATGATCC